CTGCTTGAGGAAGATGCTTGTCCGTCAAATACGCAAATGATTCTAGTAGGATCAATTGTTCTCATTAAGAACCCCAAAGACCTTAAAAACCCAACAAGACCGCCAGTGTGATGGCCTTGTGGGTTCATAGATTGTAACATTGCGAACGACCTTATAAAGGTATTCATACTGTCCACAATTAAAACATGGTCGTTTAGTTTCCTGTCTGGTTTTTGTTCGATTTTATTTAGGATGTCTAAATAATTAGTCATCTGTCATTTCGATATCAGTTCTGACGTCTTCTCCTACTTCTGCCTCTACTGTTACTACAAAATCTGTAGATCCTAAAGTATTGGCCCAAGATCCTTTATGAGTGTCTTTGTAATTATCAATTGCTTTCTTATCGTCTGCAATAAATCCATGACTGGTCATAATGATTGCTCCTCTGGATTGTACTCCATCAATGTGGTTCTTTTCTATCTGAACTTTGGTTCGTTTAGCAAATTCAAACTCCTTACCTTTTGTAACGGCTTTAATTTTACTTGTGCCTGAGTTTGTAATGTTTCCGAAGGTAATAATAACTGTTGAGTCATACCACATAGTTTTTCCTCCTTTATTCTCCAATCGAGGCTGTCCCATTGGATGTTCAGGTTTTGCAGTCCAAACTTTATTAACAGCTACTAAAGTGTTGGTGTACTTGCTTGCTTCTTTTCTTGATAACATAATTTTTTGGTTTACGTTATTTCCGAATTGAGTTGACATTGCTCCAGCATTCCATTCGTTGTTATTCTTGTTTGATCTTACAGATAAGTCACATGGAACTGATCCAACTGAATCCCAGAAGAAACATAAATCATAAGGAAGGTTTCCTTTCTTTTGTTCATCGATTAAGTCTAGGATGTAAACTGCTACGTCTTCAATCGTATTCAGAGTACCTCTATCTGCATATAAGAAAAATCCTTTGTAATCAACAATCTCTCCAGTTTCTTCGTCTACTACTTCCTCAACTTGAAGACCCATCATTTGAGCATGAGGCCAAGACCATTTCATCTCAGTAATAATGAATACTGGGAGTATTTGTCTTTTCTGCGCCTCAACAGCTGCTTCTAATAGTAGGGTTGTTTTTCCTGTATCGGAATGTCCTCTTAACAATGTAATATGTCCCATGGGAATTCCCTTGAGAGATGTTACCTCAGTAAAGGCATCTGAGACTTTTAACCAGTCTTGTTCTTTAAACTTTACAGAAGAGTTACTAAACCCTTTGTTCTTTTTAAAGTTATCAAGACTAAAGCCGCCTTTGATTATCTCGCTAGCGGTTTTAGGGGCTGTTTTTTTAACTGCCATTTCTTAATTGAATAAATCATCAAATTTATTTACTGTACTTTTGTTTCCTGCAGTAGCTGTCTCTAGGGTGAAGTCTGTTTTGTTACTTCCTAAAGCTGTTTCCAATGCTGTTGGTGCTTCTTTTGGTGGAGCAACTGGTGCAATGGCTTCAGTTGGAGTAGCAGGTGGAGTCGTTTCTTCTTCTCCTGGGTTTAGGTACTCTTGTAATTTTTTCTTGATAAATTCATAGTCGTACTGAGTTTGTGCTTCTAATGCGTTTGGTTGATCCTTTAACCAAGAGTTTACTTTACTATCATCGTCTGATAATACTGTTTGCTTTGGTTTGATACGAACCGTAGTGCTTGGGAACTGTCCTGGTCCTGCAGCTGGTGTATTTTCTACAACCATATCCCATCCACTCATTACGTCTGTAAAGTCTCCAATGTCTTCATCCTCTGCTAAAGCAAGTAATGCTTTATAGATGTTCACACCGAATGACCAAAGACGAACTCCTTTTTCTTCTTCTCCTCTTACAACAACAGGAGCAAAGAATCTTGACTTAGGAGATAACTTTCCTGAAAGGCTCCAGTTATCTTTGTCAGAAGTCTTTCTTAATTCTTTTACGAATTCTTCAATTGGATCTTGCTTTCCGTAGTTGGAAAGAGACATCATAGGAAAACGGCCAATATTATAATGTAGCTTTAGTTCCGTAAAAGGATCTGCAGCATTGAATGCCGAAGGTACAATTCTGATAGTGCTCTTACCATTTGCTGGTCTCCAATAGATCTTCTCAAAGTCTACTTTTTCTCTGTCTTGATTTCCTCCACTATTTAAAGTGGCTAATTTTTGCTTAATCGATGCTAAGTCCATAATGTAACTTTTTTTAATTTAACTTTATTTTACTTTATTATAATATACAAAATCTTTTTTAATTTTCCAACTCTTTTTCTTTATATTTCCAAATAAATCCTCCTGCAACTTTTACTCTACCTGCTAAACAATCTCCTATTGTGGTTATTCCAGTAAGCTGCTTAGCGGTTAGTATGGACGGAAATTCTTGTATAACCTCTGAGTCTTTCATTTGTAGGACGGCTCTTCTTGTAACCTTGTCTAGAAATTCTTTAGAACTGCAAATAACTTTTAGTGTCTGCTTTCTTTTTTCTCTTGTTTCAGCTGATTGTTTGGTTCCTAGTCTTGCTTGTCTTATTTTTTCTATATGCTCTAATGACTTTGGCCTTCCTTTAGCTGCTATTCGCATTTTCTCTATTGTTTGCTGTGAGTGACTCCCTATTCGATCATTTACTCCTGTTAGCATGCAGTTCAATCCTTCTGCTACTGCATTATGAAAATCTTGCCAATATCTTTCTTGTTGATTAAGTTTTTCTACTACGCACTCTTCTAGTACTTCAAAAATATGAAACTCTACACCATACTTTAGAAAAGATCTGTACAGCTTATGTTGCTCAGAGCAGTTCGACAATCTCCTATACGCACTAAACCTATTTTGGATATGTACGCTTTGTCCAATATAAATTTTACCACTTGGACTTGTTATTTTATAAATCCCTATCATATTAAATAAAAAAAGGAGAAATTAAAAATAACCAGCTGGTACATGGTGTCTTTTTAAAATCTCCGTAATGTTTTTATCGGTAGTACCAGTACCTTCTTATTTAATATAAATAGCAACTTTTTTGCTAAACCGCCACTTTTTCTATATGATATCCAAATTCTGATTCATTTTGTTGTGGATTGTAGTATCGAGTTCTTGTGCTATAATTTCCTTCCCAATCTTGTACATCCTCTTCCCACTCATTAGCTATTACAAAATCCTCAGCATCACTTTCGCTGTCAAAAAATTGCTCAGTGTATGGTTCATCCTGTCCACTGTAGTCGTGAAATACTACTTGGTACTTTTCTTGTGTATTTTCATTCAGGAAGTTTTTCTTCCATTTTGCTATATTAAAATTTTCCATTTGTTTATAACTCTATTATTCTGAATAATTTTGTGTTGACTCTTTTTAGTTCTGCTCCTTTTGTAAGAAGTATGCAGTTTTGATAGTCACTCCACTCTACTTTGAAGTTTGTATCCAATACTCCTCCATTTAAGGACTCGATAAGTCTATTGAGAGAATTGATTGTGTATAGTGTGTTTGATTCTTTTTTTCTATGGACTAGTATAGTATTCTCTAAGAAATTGGATACGTTTCCAAATTCTACGTTGTAGGTACAAATATATTCGTCTTGACTCTTTGAATAAAGAACAAAAATCTTATTGTATATGATTTTATACTTAGTCTGTATAGTTGTAAGTAGTTCTTCCAGATTGCTTTCTGAAGAAAACGTACAAAATAGTTTGTTTGACATTCCTGTATCTTTATAATCGTATTCGATATCGTAATCGAATTCTGGTGTGTATGTAATGCTTTGCGTCATTAATAAATAGGATTTTGTTTTACAAAACTAAATTGTTACTATATTTGAATTTTATTGGGTACTTTCCTCCCTGATTCATTATTTGTTCTAGGGATTCTAGCGTTTCTTTTCCATCTTCTTTGTCAAAATCGAAGACAAAAGCGTCGTAGGTATACAGTGCTAATTTGCTTTTCTTTTTTTGAAGAAACATTAGCACATCCTTTAAGATAGTGATATTTCTTGAAGTTTCCAAGCTCTGCATCATATAATTCATAAGTTTCTGTGGATGCATGTCTGGGAGGTCTTGTGTGAACCTTTTACCTGAGATTGGGTCTTCTACGTAGCCTTGCTCCTTGAATTGCTTCCATAACTTGTCTATATACGTTTGTATCTTATCAAACACTTCAAGAAAGGCATACTCTGGTGGAATTTTCCCATAAATGGCATGGAAGTTAATTTGTTTAGCCTTTGCATACTCATCCTCAGCTATTTCATCCTTTCCAAAGTATAATCTTGCCAATTGTGCATGTGCTGACTCATCTGTTAGTT